CTCTATCACAGATTTACCCAAAGCTTGGGATGCTACAAAATAATCACTTGCAGCTTGCCCTAATGTCCTCAAAGCAGATGCTGAAAGATTCGTTTGCCTTGCAACCGCACCTGTCATTAGCTGGTTTATGAACGACGATGGTGCTGGGCTTATCATGTTAATTTCATTTATTACCTTTTGGTATTCTGCGGCGGTTTTTGCCCCAACCTTGGTTGTCATCCATGCTTGGGTCAGTTCACGGTTCATAGCACCGCCCATTGCAGTAGTAGCCATCTGTAAAGCACCGAAACTACCAATAACACCACTAATTGCACCTTCAAGGCCGGAAAAAGCTTCTGCAAGCGTGCTTATCCCGGATCTGATTGATGCGAATGTGGACCTTGCCACACTACCCATCCGGGAAAAAGCAGAAGATGCGGCGGATGATAATCTTGAAAAAGTAGAAGAACCCGTGGCGGATGTGGAATTCAATTCAGTCCTTATACCTGTTAGGGACCGGCCAGCATTTGTTATTTTTGACCCGGCGGCCGTGGCATTGTTACCTATTTCATTGAAGGCCCGTGAACCCGTGGACCCTACTGTGCTGGCAGTTCTGGCAGTTGCATTCAGGGAACCTTGCAAATTTTTTGTGGCTGATTCAGCCTTTTTTATGCCGTTTGCGGACTTATCCATGCCTGTTTGGATAGTATTACCCGTATTTCGGCTGATATTCCCCAAACTCTTCATCTGGGTCTCCGCTTGTTTAACGGACCCAGTAACCTTTTGCATTACCTTACTGGCCTGATCCACGGCCTGTATCAGGATTTTTACATTGACAGGCATTTTCCACCATCCACCACTAAATCCAGAAAGTATTACACCTTATCTTTTATTCATTTCATCTTCTATCGCCTTATTTCTCTCTTCTTGAAGTTTCGCATACCCTTTCAATAAGAACGCCTCTTGCAAAGGCGTAAGATCTTTTTGGAGGCTTGTAAGCTTGTATCCAAGCTCGTCGAGGATTATTATTGCTTTGCCTTCATCACTATTCACGAAAGCTATCCAATTCAGCTTCCTCAATCGTTATACCGCTTATTTCCCTCACAGTCTCAAATATTTCATCAACGACACCCGGTAGAAGCTTCTCTACCTCTTCCTCAGCCCATTCGACACCGTCCACGCTCATGGCCTTCGCAACAGCCTTCACCTTCGCACGGAAGGTTGCTATTGTTTGTTTCGCCAAATCTATGCTCATAGTCCCATCCGTTCGGTTCAAACTACCCACTTTGAGCTTCACTTCACCTATTGCTTTTTGTTCTTCTGTTGTGATTTCCTGCCATTCAGCACTTGTCAATGGCCTTAATTTTATTTCTCCATCAAGGGATTCGATAAAAACTGTCTGTATATTCTCGGATCCTTTCAATATGCTTTCTTTATTTAGTATGGTCAAATTTAACGCCTCCAAACCTCTTTTTTCATGGAAAATTTAAATAAAAAATTTAAAAGATTATCCCACCATTATGGGGGTTCTGGGTTCTCCAATGCAGAAATACGGGTCTCATGATCGTCCAATGTCGATTGTATGCTTGCAAGGGTTGTGTTTATCTCATCTAAAGCATCTTGTATCTCACTAACATCCAAGGAACTGACAGTCGTCTCAAGGTCTGCAACAGCCTTCAATATATTCACTATCCATATCCAAAATGATTTATACCCTTTTACAAAGACCCCTTCGAACTCATAGACCTTGCTCTCATCTTTGAGGGCCTCATAATTCTTCACAAGGTCCGTCTTAGCTGCACCGGGCTTCTTAGCAAGAATGCTCTTTAGAGGCAAAGTTCACACTCCTTTATGAACTGCTAATATCGGACATATGATTCTTCAATTTCACATAATAATCAGTTGTGACTTGTGTATTATCCGTTAAGGTCACCGTTCCCTTCTGCAACCCCACAAACTTAAATTTCAAGTCAATGACATCCGTGCTTTTAATACCATAATCAACTTCGATCGTAGCGGCCGGCAAAGTCATTGTCAACTCATTAGAACTGTTATCCATTGGATTTATGGTCACAGAGACTGGTATTTCCCCAACGCTATACTCAGGGGTTGTTGCACTTGAAGAACCGAACTCCGCAAGCTTTATGAAATCATTCCAGTCATCATTTAGAACTGCTGTATCCAATTCCATCGTTACGGTCCTTGATTGCGCGGGAGGCTGGATCTGCATGAACCTTGACCCCAAACCAAAAGCCAAATCCTTCTTTATCTCATTCTCAATCTCTATGGTCAAGTTTTGGGTTGGGGCCGGCAAATCTTTATTGTTTATCTTAACACCAACCTCGTAGAAGGCTAACGAGGTATCCTTGAAATTTTGTGGGGCTGTTGGCTCCGTTGGCATCGTTGTGATCTCAGAAGCCGTTTTCGCAATAGCTTTCCCTGAAAAAGTGATAAGCTCCTTTTTCATGTCAAACTTCAGGTTATTTATTATGGCCCCTGAATATTTCCTCATAAATTCATCATACGCTGCAAATATTGTGAAACTGGGTAACAGCCTCCCAACACCCCCATAGAATTCATGTGTGTTTGGCTGACCCGTGGAACCCCCTGTGAATTTGTAATTGTCGGAAACACCGTATAAGAAATGCCCTATCCTCTCAAGGTCTGAGAAACCCTCAAAATCAATACTAACACTGTATTCGCCGGGTCTGACTATTTTTGGGGCTCGTGCCGATAGTGTTTCACGTGTAAGGTTTTCTCCTTCAATTTTTGGGTTGAAGCTGGATAGTTCTGAATAGAATGAAATCGTTGATTCGGCAGTTCCAAATGTCGCCTCTCTTTTTATTCCCACTTTCCTTTCAGTCATTTCATATCACCTCTACAAAAGTTTATTCTCCCGTTTTTAGGGTTTTACCCTTATAAGAAAGCTTATTTGGCAGGATGTGATGAAAAGGTTCATGTTTTCAATGTTTTCCCCAATATAATCAAGTTTTTGCAATCTGATATTCTGGACATAAGCCCTCGTACTCGCATCTTCCCTGAAACCAGCCCGTATAACCTTGAATGCCTCTGAGACTTGCTTAGCACCCGTAATCGGAGATTTCAATATTGTTTTAGGCTTGTTTAGTGACAATATTGTGACATTATACCTGTATAGGTCCATGTGCATTTCCTCAGACTCAAAAGAAAGAGTGTCAGGGATTATCCAAAGCGCGGGCAGGCCCCTGAGCTTCGAAGAAATCAAAGGCCCGACATAAACATGTGAAACCCCAATATCCTCTGATTTCTCCAGCAGATCTTTCATTTTGCTTATGATGTTCTCCACAACATCGTATACCTCTTCCATCATCTACCACCATCTCATTTGAAGATTCGGGAGGCTACAAGCTGGTATATCCTATCAGCATCGGCTCTGAGGTCCCGTTCGGCCTTTTCACTCATTTTGAAGGGTTTTATACCTGAAACTTTTCTTGCGAATATGCATTTCACCCCTTTGCTGCAAGGCTCGCCTGTTAGGGTCCATGCCAGCACCTTGGCCCGTTTAGGCCTGATATAATCCCTGCGTGGTCCGTGAACCCCGGTTCCTTGGTCAAGAAATTCGAAGTAGTATTTTGGTGTGGCTCTGTATGTTAGTTCTCCGATTTTTTTGAAGGCTATACTGGATCTGAGGTGCCCCCCACCCCCAGCACCGCTTCTCGCCGGCGTATAACCTATTAATTGTTGTTCGTAGAATCGTACTGCTTTTTCAGTCCCTTGCCTAAGAAATTCCTCGAATTTTTCTGCAAGTAATTGCTTTAGTTTTTCCAAATCCTTGATGTTAATCTTTATTTGCACCATTTACTGGGCCTCTCCATCCGTATTTGTTATTGGCTGCATTTGTATCATGTTATTCAAGTATGGGCGAAGATCATCCTTTAAATCCTGTGTAAACACCTTACTATCAGTTATTTTCGTAGAATATTCTCCGCTCCTGGTTAGATCTGTATCCTGCCGTGCAACCGCCTGGACAACTATATTCGCAGCTAATCGTAGACAGACATTTTTAACAGCCCTTGGAGGGTCATCCCCAAAATCACGGTTGCAATAGTCCTCTATCAGGGATTTGGCCATCCCTATGAATTCTGTTAGCAGATTATCTAATTCTTCATCCGTTTCCAATTCGAATGTCTCTTTACTGACCCCCGTGAAAATTTTTAATAGATCCTCATCAATCATATGGTTTCTACCACCCTTAAAAACGGGAAAATAGAAAAATACTCGCCACTATCATGTTGTGGCGAACAAACCATCAGCAGCGTTCTTGTTAGCATTTGGCAAGGCCACTACGACAGCCTCTGGAACTTCTATGCCAGCTGCGGGTTCAACTTGTACAACAAAGTCAGTTCTGGCTGCTTTTGCTTCACGGTCTTGTTCAACCTTAATCTCTTGGAATAGGCCAAATATCAAGTTATTTGGCTGTGCAAGGATTATAGGCGTTTCAAATGCGTTTAACACAGCATCCCCATCGTCTGGGAACTGTTGATTGAGTACTGGTGCGTATTTCACTGGAATACCCTTGTATGGGGGTAGTTCGGCACTTGTAATGGCCATATCACCGGTAGCAGTGTCACGGCCACCCATGAAATTCCTGTATGCCTCAGCAACATCAAATGGAACATAGAATTCAAAATCAGAAGGATTGACAAAGTACTCCTCAGGAACAGCATCGATCATCTTGTCAAGGAATTCTGCAATATTATCCTTATCGATCGGGGTATCGAAATCAGGGTCATCACCAGAAGCTGAGTTAACACCGTACAAGATGTTATTGTCAACATTACCGGTTGTGGGTCCCCCGTTCGCCTTTACAGCCTGTCTAATGAACCCTTCACCGGAAAGCAGAATGTCCCCGGTGGTATCTGAGGTTTTAGTTCTTGAAAAGACCACATAATCCTCTATGTCCCTTCTGGTAGCTTGCACAAGTAAGTCAACAAGTGTATTTGCGAAATCCCCGCGCTCAAGGTTTCTACGCAATGCCGGATCATACATTGGAATATACCCAATCAAGGGTGTTGCAGTCACAGAAATCTGTTTAAAGGTCACATCGCTTCCTGTTGCAGCCGTACCCTCAGACAACCTCTTTAAAACCCTTTCAGGGGCTATAACACGGTCTATCAATTCGACATTCGATTCCATGGCTTGGAATCTAATATCTGATAGTATAGATTCAGGCCTCATTAAACCTTTCACGTATGCAGCATACCGCTGCGGATTCAAGATCGTTGGCCCCAAATCATCCGTTGTTATATCTTTCAGGGCCATTTCAAGCTCTTTTTCAATATCCATAATTACCACCACCGTATCTTTTTTAAAAAGGTTTTTGGTTTAGCGTTTTACCCTGCCAAAGGCGTCTCTGCCGAGTATTTCGTAAATGTTGGTTGGTTGTGCGTTTGTTGACATATCAGGGGGTATAGCCTTTCGTTCAACCTTAGTCTTGGGTGTTTCCTTTGGTTTTTCGGCCTTTTTGGGTTCTGTCTTTTTTGTTTCCTCTTTTTTGGGTTCTGGTTTTTGTGTTTCTTGTTTGGCCGGTTTTTGTTCTTTTGTTTCCTCTTTCTCAGCTTTCTTCTCGGCTTCTATTTCTGCTAATCTTTCGTTCATTTCTTCGATTTTTTTGGTTGTTTCTTCAATTGTTTTTGTTAGCGTTTCATAGAGAACTGAGACATTATTTTGCACTTTCTCAGCATCCTCTTCCCCTTTAGTTTCGGGTGTTTCCTTTAGTTTTTCGGCCTTTTGGGCCTTTTCGGGTTCTGTTTTTGTTTCAGCATCTTCTTTTGTGCTGAAATAGCCTTTTAGGACTTCATATATTTTTTTTAGCACGTTTTCTTCAGTTTCCATATTATCCTCCTTTATTGAGATGATTTTCGCATCATAAACGCAAGGCTTATCAGTTAAACTTATTGTAGCTACCACTGGATCGTTTATGTCACTTATAAGCTTTTTAGATGATAGTAATCGCCTATCAGAGGATTTTGCAACGATTTTGTCTGCAAGGTTCCTTGGAAGCACTGAAACACTGAAACCAACCAATTCACCGGCCTTAACCCGCTCCCAAGTCTTATCATCCGTTATTTTCGCTGAAATCATCCATGTGCCCTTTGGATAGCCATTACAGTCCTCCTTAAGCTGCCATGATTCTAACAGCTCCCCAACACTCTCTGAAAAATCACCTTTCAGCACGGCATCATGTTTCACATCGAAAAGCTGATACTGATAGAAGCTTTGCATAAGATCATTGATTTCAGAGGTTGTTAAAGGTTTTTCACCCCTATGGTAATCGCAATCCTTATAACCTGGGATTAGCACTGGCCCTTCAACTATCCGCTGCAATTTTCCCTCATTATATTTTGTGACACTCTCAAAGTACACATTCTCCTTGACCGTTCCATCTAATTCCTTTTGTAGTTCTTTTTTATCAGTCCCTTTACCTGTTGCCACTGCTATTTGGTCTAATAGGGTGCCTGCAGCCTTGTATATTTCATCGTTCTTCTCAGCACCTCTTGCCCCTGCGGAATAAGCCCTTATAGCCTTCAAAGCCTGAATATAGACCTTGCCATCCCGGCCATAAGGATAAGCGTATGATCCTGCCAGTTTTGGATCCCCCTCTGGGTCTTTCCCAAGATGGAACAATGCATATTCTTCGATGTCTTTGAAATCTGATAAGTTTGGTTTGCTCCATTTTTCATCTGATATTTTACCATCTTTTATCAGTTTTTTAGCATGTTCAAATGCTTTATTATTCAATTTCCATGCCATTCTACCACCCCCACACAATCCGAATTAATATCAAAAACAATCAACAATATGAACCACATCAACCACTATCCTATTGTATGAATAAAGCCTCCCAATCCTTATTAAACCCAGCGACAGTCATCCACACCGTAGAACCCAAAACCGAACTCGTATGAACCTGCAAACAGGCCACAACATCATCATAAAGCTTATCAACCCGCTTCCACGGACCTATCACAAGCCTATGATCATCACCAACATAAACCGCAATGAAAGTCGCTATCGCAACCCCTGAAACCTCAGAAAACATATCATCCAAAAACCTATACGGCCTACCCTTAAAATAAGCGGGTATTTTCGTGGGAAACTGGCCCCTAAGCATCCGAAGGACATGTGCTGGGACCACTTCCCTTATATCGACCAAATCAACATTACCAGGTTTGATTGGCTCAACCGGTTTCTCAACAACTGTTTCCCTTGGTTTAGCGGGTTTCACAATCTCAACACTCGGCAACACCGGCCTATAACCCCTACGCAGGGTCTCAGGGACCTTTGGAGGGGTAGGCCGCCAACCAGCCTTCTTATATCTTACCATCTGCATCGGGGTCCTTGTACGAGGATGTGCAACATTAGAAGGCTCTAATATGTAGGGTGTTAATGTGCATCTGCAACGGATCCACTCTCTTATTGAAGCTGAACGATCACCAGGGAACCGCTGACCATTACGGAAAGTTTCACCCTTCTTTATGATCTGCAGGTGATTTCTACGGTGCGTTGGCCTAACACGCCGATCTCCAACCGTAATCCATTGAATATGCTCGATAGCATCATCTTTCATATATTCTTTCCATTTCACAAAATTCATTGTATTATGCGTTTCAGTCCAAACAATTTGTAGGGCTCGATTATAATTCCTTTTGGGTATTATCTGACGGACCCTCGCAGATGTGGTTGGTATGGGTTCGCCTCTTTGGATACCCTTGTACATTATGTTCTTTATTTGCTCCCTTGTGGCCCTGGAAAAGTTTTTCGCCGTTACTAAAGGATTTTGCAGCATTCTGTCAGCAACCTCTGGATCATAAGCGTTATGGCCCATGGCCTTCAATATCCTTGCGTTTGCCTTATTCACAGATATTCCGAATGTTTTGGTGATTTTCTTTTTGGGATGAAAGGGTTTCCGCCAATCAGTAGAAAGTGTGGGCATATCATCGGATTTCATCGCAGCACTTGTGTAGCGGCCCATAATCACATATTCCACTGCCAAATCCTTTTCAACGGTCTCTAAAATGTTTAAATTCGCATTCACCATCGCATCATAAATCTCCACCTCAAACCAATCACATAAACGGCCAATATCCGCATAAAATTGATCCAAGATATTACCAGTCGCAGGCAACAGCTCATAATCGTCTAAAAGCTTAAATAGCCGATCATTGAATGTTTGTAATGGTGTGGCCAGCTCAAGGAATGTTTCATGTGCAAGAACCCGCAGTCTAACCTGATCCTCAACCAAAATCTCCTGCCGTGCCTCAGCAACAAGTTTAACCGCCACAGCAAACACCTACACACAAAAAACTTATTTTAGCCCTTCTTTCGCCTCTTTCAACTTCCGTGCAACTTCTGCAACTGGCTGCAAGCTCATAGCAGCCGCCGCATCCAAAGGAACACCACTATGATACAATGTTTCAGCCTCAGGGCCTACAAACTCATCTTTTAAGTTGAAATAACCCTTCAGATATTGTCTGGCCTCAGCTGGTGATAATATCCCTGCTTGCACAAGTGCAACAACACTATCAACATCAGTTTTGAATTCTTTCAGACTCATCTTGCTAAGTTCAAATTTCGCATCTGATTCGAAACCATCATCCCTTATGACCCATTTTGTGATGTTGGATTGTATCCTTTCCTGTAATGGTGCTATAACACTCTCATAATAGATTTTGCTCGATTCCACGGCCGTATTACCGGACAATGAACCGATGCGGTTTATGCTAACACGATAGGGTGGGACCCGGTGCACGGCGAGGATTTCATCATCAATCGCTTCCATGAGTTTTATGAACTCGCCTTCGTTTGATTTCATCCCCATTTCTTTGATATCGATGTCCACGGCCTTAGCATCCGCTGATTTCAGTGTAAGTATCATAGCACTGTGCGGGTTGTTCATAACCTCCTGTAAAGCCTTGGTTGCTTGCTCCTGAAGATTAACATCCGGGTTTGTGGGGTCAACATCCGTAAAGCTTCCTTTTATCAACATGAGCAAACTTGGAACCCCATAATTCTTAAAAAAGCTCACATTATACTTCCTCGCAGCAATACCAAGGTATATGGCTGGCATAGCCGGAACAATCGGTGCTAATCCGTAATAATAACTCCGAGGATTATAATTCTGCAGCCAAATAATTGAATCCCCTCTTTTCTCTGGCGGCAAATCATCATAAAACTCCCCAGTATCCTTATCAACCTCTTTCTCAACCCCAACAAGCTTAAACCAAACCGCACGGCCACCCACTTGCTGAACAACCCGCATATCATCTTGATGTCTTCTGAGTGTGTGGGCCGGCACATGATATAAATCAACAGGTTTACCATCATCATTATAAGAAATGGCTAAAGCAGCATAGCCTAAAGCTTGATAATCTGATACAAAATTATACAAAACCGTAGAAATCGGATCTGGAAGGTTTTTGAAAAATTCTTCAACCTCAGGGTCATCACCATCCAAAGAATAACCCCTACCCGCCACATCACCAGCAATCACATCAACACAAGCCGCATGCGTACTATTCACCTCTAAAAGGGCCGCAAGCAGAGTAGGGTTATATGGTGGCGTTACAATCCCATAGTCACCATATAAACCTTTGAATTGGTCTTTCAGGAGTTTGCGGCCATCCTCCTTGATCGCATAGTCAATCAGTTCTTCAAGCGTTACCTCAGTCTTTTTCCCAAACATAAAATACTGCATAAAATCCCTCCTATCTTATTATACTCAAACCAACGCTCACATCTTCATTAAATAGGCTGTTAAAAGCCCCGGAAAGAGCATCAACTTGGTCATCATGAAAACCCTCGGAAGGGAACGCCTCCAATTCTTCAAGGAACTTTTCAGTCCACGGACGATTAAGCACATGGACTTTGCCAGCCTCAGCATAAGCGGATACAGGTTTAGCCCGTTCTACTTTATCGGTTGCGACACGGGCACCCCGAAAATTATACCCGGCCAAAGCACGGGTGTAATAATCGATCACATGCTTCCCAGAGGCCCCTCCTTCCTGTTCTATTCTTATCGCAGTTTCTATACCATCCAATTGTGCGGTTTGCAATATCAAGCGTTCTATTTCCAAGGGGGACCCACGTAATCTCTTCACATCCAAAACCCACACCTCACGATCATGATCCAAGCCTAATAACAAACCCACAGTAAAATCCGGATCTTTCCCATCACCTTTAGGCGTGGCCGCTAAATCCCAAAAGCGGACCTTACGGAAGATTTTAGGCGGATTATCATGGATTCTGAACCATGTTCTCTTAAATAATCCGCCTTCTGGGGTCACGTTCCAGTCACCGTGCTTCAAACGCCGCCTTGTAACCCAATCCAACTCGTTAAGGGCCTTCTCATATTCTTCACGGTTCAAATAA